GCTTTCTGTAACCAGTGTCTTAGGAAGCTATTAGAGTCTGGGTTGCATGTAAGCCTTAGTTGGTGTTTCTGTGTACTGTGGGAGCGTAGACGGGACGTTAAGAACCATACGTCATCCTCTTTACACTGCTGAGCCTCATCAACTAGACACTCAGTCATCTGACTACCATGCCAGTCCTCTTGGTTGTCCTGTAGATGGTGACAGTTCACTGTAGCACCACTAGGGAATTGCCAACTCAACTCAATACGGTTACTCCGTACATCAAACTTGTTAAACAGGGCAACACCTGTGTTCCATAGGCTACCTGCAATCTTCATTTGCTTTTGGCTACTACGTGCAATACCACCCACATAGTTGGAGTCATACAACCCACCTAATAACAGTCTCAATAGGCTTAATTGTGTCTTGCCCGCGCCAGCACTTCCACCCCAGATTAGAATGTCATGGTCTTGGTCGTTTAAATACTTTTCTTGTTTAATGCTGAGTGGACACATAATCTCAATCCTACTCAAACTCTCTTGTGTATGATGAAATGTGTATTTACTTTCTTTCACTCTTACCTCCTAGTTGGGAATGTAGTAATAATAAAAAAGGGGAGTAGCTAGAGTGCTTATTAGGCTTCTCTCGCTACCCCCCTTAGTAGGATTAAATAGTAACTTCTACTGTAGCACCAAACTGCTCATTGATTACTAGAGTTGATTGCTCACTCTCTACTTCAATGTAACGGTCTTTAGGGTCACGGTAGGTTTGAGCAAAACGCTTACTACCAACACCACCTAAACCACTTAGGGTAGAGGCTGCACCGTAGAATGTAACTCCTAACTCAGCACGGGGAATAAGAACACCTTTACCCTCAGCAAGTACAGTTAGAGTGTTACCTTCTTTGTCACTGAATACATCGTCATACAACACGACATCCAAGTTACCAAAGCGGAACATGGTGTAACCATTAGCAACTGAACCCAACTCATTGCGTAAAGGATTACCTTGTGCTTGTGAGAACTGGTATGCAGTAGCAACGTCATCACTACCAATGATTGCAGCAAACAAAGTAGGTGAAGCGAACAGTACAAAACCTTGAATGCGACTACCGTTAGTAACACCTGCTTTAGCCTTGTTCTGTGCAGAACGTAAGTCAGCTAACATGGTTGCAGCAGCTAAGGTTTGAGTTGGACGAACAATACCAAACTCAGTAGCCATGTCGATTGTGCCAAAGTGAGTAGTAACCACCTTACCCTGAATGGTCATCATCGCTTTCAAATATTCTTCATGGTTGTCATGGCGACCTGCTTGACGCTCTAACTCTTGTGCTACAGCTTGAGCAACAATGGCTTGGCCTTCTTTACCAAATGCACGTACACCAGCTAATTTCTCACGACCTAAAGTCTTAGCGATTGGGTAGTGTGGGATTGCAAGAGTATGAATGTCATAAGATGCATCTTCCATACCGTTCTTGTTTGCTACGTTACGCAAGTGGTCATCCAGTACGGCTAATGAGTTCTCACGAACATCAAAGGTTACAGCATCAGTGCGTACAACGTCTTCACGGTAAAGGTTAAGGCTACCAATCAAACCATTCTTGAATGGGATGCGCTCAATCGCTTTAGTTTGGTCTACAACCTGTGTGTTATTCAGAATCATTTTGTTTCTCCTTTAATTGTGGATTACTTGTTTACAACAACAATGCCTTGAGCTTTCAACTTAGCTTCAAGTGGTGCAGTTAAACCAGTTAGTGCTTGAGCATTTACAGTTGTTGGATTACCACGCACCATCACACGAACGAATGCACCAATAGCAGCAGCTTCAGCAGCAATACCAGCATCACCATCTACAGCAACCTCAAACACCTCACCAGCAACAACAGCCTGAATAGCTGCTACTTCAGTGAATGGAACATTGTAGTCACCGTTAATTTCAACAATGAAATCTTCTTTTGGTGCAACAGTTGTTAATTTAGCCATTATTTATTCCCCTTATATTTCTCATTAAGTATTAAGTCTACTAAATCCTCTGACTCTTCGTCTTCTTCTTTAGTTGTCTCAATGGTTTTGTCATCTTGCTCACCTTGCTTGTTAAACCAATCACCACCACTAATAGCTTCAATCTGACGCTCCTTAGTTTCAAGTAGGTCTAACACTTTGGTGAACCCCTCTGCACCTTGTAGTGCCAAGAATGTAGGTAGTAGTTCTGCAACCAGTTCATCATCGTATACGAGACTTTGCAATCTAGCTTTAACCTGTTCTTCTGTGGCCTTACTTTGGCTTTCACGCTTCTTTTTAGATGCTCCTAAGAGACGGTCTAACATACTTACACTCATTCCTTCATACCTCCTAATTGGGGACTAATGTTTAACGTGTACCAAATGCACGTTCAAAGTCATTCCAATCTTTCCTGTCTGACTTGATTATGATTGGGGTTACACTACTCTTACGCTTTAACTTAAGGTCACTTAAACGCCTATTGAGTGAACTCACTGAGGCTTGTGTCTCTTTAGAGTCGCCTAGCGTCCAGCTCTGAGGTGTTAGTGCTATATAGTTAATAATGCTTTCTAAGGCTTCAATACTCCCGTCAATGACACTGTTATTGTTCTTCTCATAAAAGTACAAGTAGATTGTGTCTTTCAGGTAGGGTTCATCTTCGATGTAATCCCCTGTATTTAACCTCATCTGACCTACAATAGTGGTAGGGTCTAACATACTACCTCCTAAGCCTGACGGTCTGTTTCTTTACGTTCTTCGGTGTAGTTAGATTCAGTCTCTAACTTCTTGTCATACTGAGCTTCTGGAGCACCACCTTCTTTACGAAAGAATGATTCCAACTCCTCAGTAGCTGTAACACCACCTGCACCTAACAACCTACTCCAACCACGAGTAAAGTCATCCCACTCCATTGGTTGCACTTCTTCCCACTTCACGCTTGGTTCACCATTAGGTGTAATGCCATTGAGTGTGTAAATGGTTTTCACCATCTTAACAATCTCGCTGCTTAAGCTCTTTTGAATGGAATCAATGAACAATGAAAGTAGGTAGGTTGAGTTGTCAGACAATGCAAAACTACCACCACCACTACTACCAATACTTAGCACCATTGATTGCAAACTAAGTTGAATCTCAGTGTTGTAGCGTTGGATGCTTTCACCTACGTTAGAGTTGGAGTTTGTTTCTGCACTAACAGCCATAACACGGAATAGGTCAACTCCATTGTCTGTAGTGTCTGAGGGGAGAACGATGTAACTACCCTTACCAGCGTGTAGCATTTCAGCTTGGTCTAACATGCTTGTTACGTGCAAGGCTTCATCACTGCTTGGTTCATTAAAGTATTTGTTTAAATACTCACTTGGTACTTTAATCTGCAATACACCAGACAGGCTCTTAGCAACACCAATAGCTTCATATTCTTGTAGAATCTTCTTAGCTCTCCATGAACTGTATGCACCATAGAGTAGGGATTTACCAAGTGGAAAGTCTGAGTCAGCTTCAATACGAAAGAATAATACTTTGTCACCTGAAACAGTAGACTGTGGTTTAAGTGTTTGTTGCACCAATCCATCATTCTCTGGTGCAGACAAGTGTAACTTAGCCAGCTTACTACCTTTCATTTCAAACCGTTCTACACTACTAAGGTGAATAGGACTAATCTCCTTGAACACCTTGTAGCCTGCAACGTCCTGTAACACCACTTCATTCAACGAACACCCATAATCAATAGCACTGAGCCACTGACTGAGTAAACGAGGCTTGGTGTAGCCGTCTAGGTTGTCTAAGCTCTTGTTGAGTGCAGCAACCAATGCCTTCTCTTGGGTTGTAGCATCTTTAGATGCCTCAATCTCAAAACCACTCTTACTCACTAACGATTTAATAAAGCTAACACTACCACTAATAACACCATCTAGTTTCATTTCTCGGTAGGTGGAGAAAGCGTTGTTGATTGCTAACTCCTCTTTACCTAAAACCATTACTGTGTTCTCAATGTGTAGTGGCTCACTCTGCTTTGTTGTAAACGCTGCCATACTACCTCCTCTCTTTATGTTGGACTCTCTTGTTGCTTCTTAAGGTCACGTTCCAACTTCTTTAACCAGTTCGCATACGTTAGGACATAGCACCCACCATGATTCACATACTGCTGTGTAAACCTCCACAAATACTCTAAATCAGACTGGTGGTTGTCATACATCCACTGCAAATATTCAATGAGTGGTTTACTTGGTGACATGGTGCATTCTTTGTTACTAAATATATGGAATGGTATGTCTTTAATCTTCTTATACACTTACACCCCCCTCACCTTGATTACTTTGCCAAGGTTGATTAACTCTGCTAAGGGAATAACCAAACCACTACTCCCATCAAACACTCTTCCATAGCTACGGTTCTTAGCCTCTGTGCTTGCTGTGGTGCTCCACTTGCGTAAGGAGTGCTTGTTGTCTTGCACCCAATCCTTGAGCTTCTCAGACGCAATAGACACCCACGAATCACCCTTTTCTTGTGTATGCACTCTCCAAATGTAGTAATCACTCTCATTGGAGTAGAAACACCCTTGCATTGTCTTGTTCTTTTCTGTACTCTTGAGTTCGAGTTCCACTTGCACACTGCCAAACCTCTTACTGCTGTAGAGTTGGTCTTTAACTGAAACACTCTTACCTTGGATGAACAGGTCAATGTCTTTAAATTGGTGTTCTTTAGCTTTCGTTAGCTCACCCTTAAACTGCTTAGCACATAACACTTCTGCTTGCATACCTGCATTGTCAAAATATACTGTCATACATACCCCTGTAGGCTGTCTTGAATCACTATGGTTATTTCGGACACACAAAAAGGCTAAGCACCAGTGATGGTGTAGCCTGTAAGGTGTTTCATGTTTGTGTAAAGCCACTCTGCCTTGCGTTTACACATCGGCTGTCCATACTGACAACCCTCTCCACTTGTAGGGCTGCTAGAGGGTCGTTCTCTAGCTACCCCTTGCTACCCCATAGGGTAGATGCTGTTCGTTGATTGTAGCCTCATTCTAGCGAGTATAAACCTCTTTCAATAGCTGTTCTAAGTAGAGGCTACCACTCACTCCTTTCTGCTTAGCTTTAGCGTCTAATTGTTTCAGTAGTTCTTTAGACAAGTAAAACCGTCTACGCACTAAATCTTTGTTCTCATATTCATTCACGCTCTTTAGCCCTCTTGGTGTTGTGTTAATGTTTAAAACTAAGTCTTGTGAGTCTCCTATATAGGTTCTTGTTAGTACCTTATAGGATTCTAGTAGTCTTTCTTTTAAGTGAAAGAAACAAGTGGAACACTTGAGAAAAACAAAACTCTTTAGTCTTTCTCTTTAGTGTTTCTTT